ATGGCGATGATTCAGTTCGTCAATGATATATTTCTGATTATGACCTTCCATTGCTAGTTGGAAAATCAGCCGAACGATTTTTGCCGCCGGTTCATCAATGACAAGGCGGTGCTGCTCATCCAATTTGTAGCCAAGGGGAACGACCCCACCGGCCCACTTTCCTTCTAGGGCATTTTCGGTCATGCCGCGCATTACATTTTCTGCCAATTCGGCACTATAGTATTCAGCCATGCCTTCAATGACTGATTCCAACAGGATGCCGGATGGGTCATCAGCAATATTTTCCATGGCAGATACGACCTTTATACCATACTTTTTCAGCTTATGTTTATATTTTGCACTGTCGTAACGATTTCTGGCAAAGCGGTTCAGCTTATAAACTAGAACGACATCAAAGGTCATGGTGGCGGCATCTCTGATCATCATCTGGAACTCCGGCCGCTTATCAGAGCGCCCGGTCATGGCACGGTCCGCGTAAGTGTGGAGGATGGTCATATCGGTCCGGCGAGCGTAGTCTTCACAAACACGCAGCTGGCCTTCAATCGATTCTTCCCGCTGCCGGTCTGACGAATATCTTGCATATATTACGGCCTTTATGGCTTGCTTTTCTTCTGTTTTAGACATAAAATAAAGCCTCCTTCTATGGTGTTTGGAGGTTTTATGGTATAATGTACACATAATCTACCTCCGTCAAGAGTGGATTATAACCGCAACCCGGTAATGCTCGGTTGCAGCCCCTGTCATAGTTTGCGATATGGCAGGGGCTTTTTATTTTGTCTTTTTCTAGGCCTTGACACTGGGTTGTTTTTTGGAGAGTGTTATTCATCGGCCGGGGCGTTTCTTCTCTAGGGTGGAAGAAACGATGCGGCTTAGAAAGTTGAAAAATTATATATTTTCCCCTGACTTTTTCAGTTTAATGAAACGATGCGGCACCCCGCGACAAGTGGCCAGCGTATAAATAGATGCCCCCGGATGCTCTGCCAGATATCCGTTATTCAATAGCAGCTCTACAGCAAATATGTTTGCCAGCCTCTCCACCCGATCCGCATTGATATTCATGGTGTAGGTTTTGAGCCACTGGGTATTGTCATTGGGGGTGCAAAGCGCATGGCCAAGTTCATGCGCACAGACGAACGGCAGCATTGATTCCGGCGTCCGGGTGTCGTCAATAATAATAAATTTCGAGCGTTTATATTTGAGATAGTTGCCGTATTTGCCGCCCAGGTCAGAATACATGACAATGATATTCTTACATGCGGCCAGCCGAAACGGGTCATCTGTTTTATAGCGTCGGATTAGAGCGGCAACTTTTTGTTGCACATCCATATTTAATCCCTCCGATACTTTTTCGGCGTATACTTTTTCTTTGCTATTTTCTTTGCCTGGATCATGGCGGCCTTGATGGTTGCCTTAAAGGCTTCAATATCTTCTATATCATCCTCCCCTTCAAAGGCGGCAGAAGATACGGAGTTCATCATATCTTCCAGATCTGACTCTATTTCCCGTTCATCGCGGGTGTTTAGTTCCGGCTCTTCATTAGCTTCACTTTTTAGAATATTATTTGAAAACCGTGGATCCAAATCAGATTTATTTATATGCAATGCATCCGCTATTTTTTGTATGTTTCCTGCATTTGGAGTTGACCTCATAGAAAAATATCCGGAGAGTGTGGATACTGGTATTCCTGTCATTTCTGAAAGCTTAAATTGAGTCATGCCCTCCGTGTGTTTTTTTAAATTTTCTGATATTTGGGCTCGTAGTTCTTTATCGAATCTCGATAACTTGCTCCTTGGCATTTTTACACCTTCTTTCTCCGGCTTATTGCTTGTATTAATTATTACTTCCTGTTCATCATCTAAAAGTGGTAATAATTCATCAATAGTTAAGCCCATTGCTTTTGCGATGGATTGCATTTTAGGTAAAGAGGGGCTAATAGGTTTTTTGTTTTGCGGATTATATATTTTTTCTAACATTCCGATATATGCCTTGCTAAGTCCAGAGGCATTGGCAAATTCTTGCATTGATATTGAGTGGTTTAGCCTGTATTTTTTTATAAGTTCGCCTATGTACATAGTGACCTCCAATTGAATAATTACATATGTTAAATATATTGTACATTAATTTGCAAAATTTGTAAAATATGTTTGACAAATGTATTTCTGTCTGATATATTGGACAAAGAAGGCGAGGTGAAAAAGATGTATAGAGTAAAAAAACGCCGAGAAGAGCTAGGTATGACACAACAAGATTTGGCAAAGAAAGCTCAGGTATCAAGGCAAACCATCGTATCAATCGAATCAAATGAAAATTTTCAGACTTCAACGGCGACTCTCGTTAAAATTGCAAGGGCTTTAAATTGTAAGGTTTCATCTATTTTTTTAGCCTAAATGTCTAATATAATAGACAAAATTGAAATGTAAATGAGGGAGGGATAGCGATGAAAAGAACGGAATGGATACGGAGTAAAGACAGTCCCGACCGTAGACAAATAACGCTCCGTATGCCGGAGACAGTATACAGAGCGTTGAAGGAACAAGCGGAAAAACAAGGGATTGCAGTGAATGATTTGATTTTACTTAAGATTAGTCCGTTGCAGGTGAATTTTCGAGATAGCCATTTTTCTTCAGATACTGTTTCAAAATAAATTCAATTTCTTTATTTACAGAACGACTATTTTCTTCTGCCGATTTACGGACACCGTTCATGATTTCTTCTGATATCCGCAATGGGTATGGATTGGCTTGTGACATGATAATCACTCCTTTCGATGATATCAAAATTATATCATTATTGGCTTGATATATACAGATTTCAAAAAGATAGCAAAAAGATATTGACAAATTGGAAAGACTTCATTATGATATCTATAAGAAGTCAAAATGTGAGGAGGTGAAGAAAATGAAAGTGCCATTGTTATTACGAATGCCTGAAGAAATTAAAGCACAGCTTGTTGATGATGCGAAATTGAAAGGAATGACACTAACGGGATTGATTTTATCAATCTTAAACATCTATTTGGCACAACAGAATAAATGTAAATGAGGGAGGGATAGCGATGTTGTATGACGTATTAAGGCAAGGCTTTATGGGGTAAAGGGGTGTTGATAAATGAATATACAAGAAAAAAATGAAGGTGTAAAGAGACCGATGGATGAAGAAAGGGAGCTACTGTACAAGAAAGCGGCGTTAGATCGGTTGGAAGTAGCCATTAATACTTTTACCGATGAGGCGTGCTTTTTAGAGCTTTCGGCTGACAGGAATACCGTAACCATCAACTTTATAGGCGGTGGGGTTAAAACCGCTAATATCTATGGTGATAGCGGAATTGCGATGCTGTATGACGTATTAAGGCAAGGCTTTATAGAGTAAAGGAGCGAGATGAAAGGAGCGAGAAATGTGAGAGAGATAACACAAGAAGAAATCGACGAGAAAGTAAAAGCCCATAAACTGTGGTGGGACACTAACGGGAAGCAGGGCAGGCAAGCGGCATTTATAAAGGTCCTCATAACAAACAAAGATTTTTCACATCAAAATTTACGTGGGGCGAAATTTGAAAATATAAAGTGCGTATATACGAATTTCGGCAGAACACAATTATCTTCTGCGAGGTTTAAAAATGTAAGTTTTCATCAGGCAAATTTTAAAGACGCAATTCTTACCAGCACTACATTTTTGCTCTGCGACATTACCGATACTTCGTATTTTTATGCGAATTTAAACACCGCCACATTTACTGGCACAGCCTTAATTGACGTAGATTTTAGGTGTAGTAATTTGCGTTGCACAAACTTTTCCACTGCAAAAATTAAAAATATATTTGTAACAAACGCGATACCGATAAGCGTCATTGGACAAAGGGTGATTTGCACACAGGTGAACACATCACGGAGAAATAATTTAATTTCCTACTGGGCAGATTTAGGAATTTGGACAACAGGTTGCTTTCAAGGGACGCTTGAAGAATTAAGAGAAAAAGTCGCTAAAAAACACGAAAACAATCCATTTTTGCGGGATAGATACGAACGAGCTATCAATTACATTTTGGGTGAAGCCAAAGCTGATAAAGAAAAGGAGCAGAAAAATGACAGATGATAAAAAAAGAAAAAGTACGAGGAGTAAAAGATTTTCTTATAGACGAAAATTGAAATTTACATACGAAAATAATGACAGATATTGAGAGACCGGAAGGAAGTCGTATAAAGGAGGCGGGTGGCATGTATGTGCTCATGCAGTATATCAGGGATTACATTTGGGACCGCCCGGACGAATGCCGGGAATGGTTGGAAGAAAAAGCGGGAAAAGAAGAGAGGAGGGATGCCAATGCCCGGACCAAGACGGCGAAATCGTTACAGATGGGGACGAATTAGCATGGCAGTTATTATCTTGCCGGTGTTTGTCTTTGGCATTGTTTCCGGCGTAAAGGCGTTGATGACTGAGCCTGAATACGTCGAAAAGGTGGTTGTGGTTAATGATAATGAAACGCTTTGGGATATCTGCTCCAAAATCAACGACGATCGTGAAGATGTACGGGTCATGATTTACCGGACCATGGACCGTAACCACATTACGGATGCCCGGAAGATTCAGCCGGGGCAGAAGCTACTCGTCCCTATTTTGAAGGAGAAATAGAAATAGCCTGCTGTTGGAGGCAACCAACGGCAGGCCGGGGGAACGATATTTCCCGATAGAATCCCGTTCCAATTGTACTATTATTAAATGGAAGGGCGTGATTACATTATGTAAGTGCAAGTATTAATGATAGAAGACAACGAATACTTGCAAAAATAAATGCACAATTGCCCTATACTGAACGAAGCAAGTAGAAAAAAGGGTTCCTTTTTGAAAGGCGGCTCTACTATGTATTCACTAAAAGTATATCACATTATCAGACCGAAAGGAAGAAACCAATGATTGAAATAAAGATTACTGCTGAATCAGCAGACCAAATTACAAAAGAAATTCAAGGATTAGCAGAAAAGGTAGGAGGTGTGCGTTTTTCCGACATTAACGATGGCGATACGGCAGCAGTTACGCCGGCAGCAAAAACACCTATCATTGAAGCACCTATGACGACGGGGGAAAAGACCGGTTCTGTGGAAGAACCGGTACCAGCTACCACCGCCCTTCCAACGGCTAAACCGCCTACATATAAACTTGAAGAAATTATGGCGGCGTGCGGCCCGCTTCTTGATCAAGGGAAACAAGCTGAATTATCCGCTCTTGTGCAAAGCTTTGGTGCGCGATCTATTTCATTCTTAAGCAAGGAGCATTATCCTGCTTTAGTCGTTAAACTTAGAGAAATGGGGGCGCACATCTAATGACAGTCCATGCGAAATTATCAGCTAGTAGTGCCTATCGATGGATTCACTGCCCCGGGAGTGTTTCTTTATGCGCGAAATTTCCCGATACGACTTCGGATTTCGCCAGAGAGGGGTCTTACGCCCATGCTATAGCGGAGCAAAAGCTGCTAGCCTACAAAGGGGATATTACAAAAGCTACCTGCACACGTCGTATCAATAAACTAACCGATACGAGAGAGAAAGAAGAATGGAAAAAGGAAGCTATGCGGCATACGGATACCTACCTCGATTATGTTAATCAGGTGGCACTCTCCGTTGCTGTAGCTCCTTTCATCGTAGCTGAGAAGAGGGTCGACTTTTCAGCGTATGTGCCGGAAGGTTTTGGTACGGCCGACTGCCTTATTTTCTTAGGCGACGAGCTTCATGTGGTTGATTTTAAGTATGGCAAAGGGGTAGCGGTTTCAGCTGAAGATAATCCTCAGCTAAAACTCTATGCACTGGGGGCTATACATGATTACGCCCTTATTTATGGAGGTATTACTAAGGTTAAACTCGCTATCGTACAGCCTCGGCTAAACACTATTAGTGAATG